TGTTACAACTGCCATATCTACCTCTCATGTTTTATAAAATTATGTTTGCGTCTATTATGATGCTGGCATTGTCAACGAAACAGAATCTACTGTTGTCGTCCCACCATCTGTAATAGCTGTATTACTCATATTGAACTGGCCGCCACTTGTTGATACAGATCCATCCAGTCTTACTGCCGAAGAGCTGGCTCCCGTTGTATAAGCGTTGGCATAAATCCTAAACCAACCTGCCGTCCCATCGGCCAACCCTTCTCCTGACCAAACTTCATCTGTATCTTTTGCCAAAACACCGGCAGTTGCTTCATCAAAATTAAGACCATTAGCAGCTGCACCAGCTACAAAAGCCCCAGATGACAAAGTGATTGAAACAAGCTTAGTACCGGTTTCTCCACTGTCAGCATTAGAGGGCTGAGCTCCTGAGTACACATCAATTACACAGTTTCTGAAAATATCAGAAATACTGCCACCGTCTGCAGAGGCAAGGATGATCTGCTCACTCGCTGATTCACTTGAAAAAGAACCTGCAGCCACCTCAATCGCTCCTGCTGCCACAGACAAAATTTCAAAAGTTCCATCATTTGTGCCACCAGATGATCCGGAAACTGTTATCTTTCTTCTTTTCTCAAACCCAGCAAGGCCATTTCCAGAATCCAAGATTTGGTCTCTACCACCTGTTCCGGTTCCATCTCCGAAAGAGATTGTGGTTCCAGTAACCAGATTTTCAGCTTCTGCTTTGTTAGATAAAAGAGCATTCCTTAACCCTGTTGATAATCTTAAAGCCATTTTATTTCACTCCATGTATATAGTTGAAACCTATTAATCCACCAAAGCCGGTCATGGCCGTCTCCGGATAAATTACTTTCCGTTTGTTTAGATTGGCAATCTGTCCTGAAGGGAAGCCCATAATAGCCCCTTCCTTACTGGCCCATACCGCACATCCTCCAACGGCCTCAAACCCCAGATCTGCAGCCGTTATATAGTCAATAGCATCTGTCCATTCCACAGCAGGATATCCGGCCACCTTCCGGGCAACCCATTTTTTTGGAAGCTTGCCTTCAAGAAAATATGTATTTCTGCTTGTTGAAACGAACACTCCTGCTTCCACAGGTTTTATCATCAAAATTTTTGTGTGAAACTGGACGAAAGACTCAGCCTGGTTAAACAGGTCAAAATTGAATGGCTCACTCCACCATAGAACATTATCCTGAGAGATAAGAATCCTACTATCGAACTGTGCAATATGGTGTCCCGGAACCGGCCCGGAAAAATGCCTATTTGTTGTTGGGCCGAAATATGATCCTTCCCCCCAGACAGAGGATATCCCTCCCTGAATAATTCCTTTTTCAAAACCATTAACATAATATGTCCAGTCACCCACCTGGGCATAGTCCATCCTGGCGCCTTCAGTAAGCCCGCTCCGAATCCCGGTCAAAGAACCGTCTGCAGCAACCTGGTAGAGAGAATCACCCTTAACCACAAAGCAATCCCCACCGTCACAAAACAGGCTATGAAAGTTACCAGACTGTAATTGTGTTACTCCTCGCCGACTATTGACACGATAAGACTGATCAATGGACACATTGATAGCTACCTGCAGGTCTGACTTTCCATCCCGTTGAGCCGGAATCCTGACAGGGTCTTCAACAATATTTAAACCGGTTGCCCCGGTAAATGCGGTTATGGGCTTCATAAAATATAATCCGTATCGTCCGTTACAAATTCAGGTAGACCGTCATCCCCAAGATAGCGGTCAAGCTCAACAACCCCTTCAAAAAACTCTGCATCATAAAAGTTTGTATTAACCTTCTGGCCTTCAATCCCGTCCTCTATCCGGTTGAATATCTCACGGCAAACATATCCGATCAGTAGTCTCCGTTGTAAGTGAGCGGGTATCCCCTCCGGTTCATCTGTGCCGGAAGTCATTGTTGTTGGGGTTTTATAATATGCAAAAGTGATCGTTTCAGTAGCAGCAGGGTGATAAATTAATGACGTGCCTCTCACGACACACGCCTCTACGTTACTGCCAGTTTCCAACACTGGGTATCTGTTTAAGAACTTGTGCAATGACTCAAAGACCGGGATCTCATTATTACCTGTACTGGAGTAGATGTTAAACAAATCACGTTGGTAATCGGTCGGCAGGCTGATCACACGCGCAGTATCCACCAGATCCAGGGTGCCCTCTGTATAGAGATCTGGGAGGGGGGCTGTAATGTGTAACTCACCAGGGACCTGAACGCCTGCTGCTATCCTGACCAACGCTTCATTCAGATACGTTTCAATAGTTTCTTCGTTAAAGGCTGAATCCTGGATTATATTTGTCACCTCTAAGATAAGATCGTCAAGGGTCATTTGGCCTCACCGTCTGTTATGTGTTGTGGGGTCTCCGCCAAGGCATTTTCCCCGTATTTTACATATTTGGGATACAGTGGTCTGGATATAAACTTGCTTACCGTGGGGTCACCGTTGGCATAGGCAAACCGAATCCAGTTTGCCATAATATGCCGCTTCAGCTCATCAGACTGAAAACTGCGTTTTTTGGCATCTATAAATAGATCCTCAAGCCGACGCTCAAGCTTTATCTGCTCATCTTTGACCTCCCATTTCCGTGAATCCCCAAACGTATGCTCCATCTCTGTGCATCCACGCTTCAGAAAACACTCAACCCCGGGCCAGAACTTCTCTTTTACCAAAGCCAAACACTCCAGACCTTCCTGCTCTGAATTGTTGTAGAGGTAACACCCGTACAAAGCGGGTACGGAATATCGCTTCTCAATACCGCATTTCGATGGCCGGTCGATCTCCTGGAGGATGTCATGGGCAGCAAACAAGCTCTCTATTGTCTTTGGCCGGATAACCACCTTCCAGCAATTCTGGCACCCAGATGGTATAATCCTATAATAATTGAACCATACCTGGCTCCACAGGGCACAGTTTCTTATAGTGTCCTGCCGGATATGAACCCACGGCGTTTCCGATTTCATCCGGTAATCCGCTTCAAGCTTCCCGTCTGAGGTGAACTTGTAAAGGTTCCGTTCTAAGAGGGGGCGTATCGGTTCAATTAGGTCATCGTCAATCAAATCCATATATCCTTTCATTTATATTTCTCCTTGTTTTTTGGGAAATGCCCGATACTCCACCCCAAGGGGGCAAGGAGACCCCCGGATTGGAGCACCGGGCAAGCTGGTATTACAGCGACCGCGCGTACGGGTCGAGTTCGATATCCAAAACAAAAGCACATGCGCTGGATAAAGCCGCGGCGCCGATGTCAAACTTCAGGACCGTGTCTGCCGCCAGGACATTGCTACCGCTACTCGCATCAGCCGTGTACTCACCAAGGGCGCCTGCTGCAAGGTTGCTGGATGCCAGTGACGTGGCTACCGTGCCCAGGCTGCCGGAACTTGATGTTTCGGTAACAGCGATGCTCAGGGTGGACGCCGAGGACGCTACGCTTGACACTGCTGCCTGTGCTGTGGCCCTAACATCTCTCAAGGTGCACCGGTACGGGACAGCCAGGTAGGCTGTGCCACCAGCTGACGCGGTACAAGCCATTCTCATTTGGAATCTTATATCTTGATCCATTGTTCTCTCCTTATCTTTTATGAAAAGCCCTGGGGCTCACAGGCCCCAAGGTTACATTGATTTAAACAATCGTTATCGGCCTATGTTGGTTCAGTCAGGCCCGTATGCCGTGCATGAGCTTTTCTGTTGGTGCAGATCAGCTGACCAATCCATCTCGTGTTTGCAGTAAGGGTGTCGGGCTGGTCTTTTGAATACTCCCATTTGGGCTTGGTAAAGGGCCATTTGGTGTGGGTTTTACACTTCAGGAAGTTCAGGTTGAGCGCATCCATATATCCGGAGCTCTGTTTGTCGTCAGCGACAACCGGGACCATCCCAAACAGAACATTATCGAATCCAGCATTCACCAGGTTAGTATCTGAGTACCTGGCCTGGACTTGCAGAGTCCTCTCAAAACCGTCTTTCAAAGTGTCGGTTGTGATGTAGAGGTTCGGTTTCGCGCTCTTACTCTGGCCTACTTTGGCCGTTCTGCGGATTTCCTGCATCACCTTAAAGCTGATAGCTTCCCCGGTTTCATCCAGGTTGGCCTTCCAATCACTGAGGTCATCCTCTTTAATGTTGCCATATGCTGTCGCAGAGGTGTCGTCAAACAGATTGCCCAAACCAAGAAGGCTGTTTGTATCTGATGCCGATGCATACACATCTGTGCCCATTTGGTCACGTATGGTTTTGTGGATGTTCCCAAGTTTGGCATGAACAAGGTCAATCAGGGCCGCCTTGCCGTTATTCTGAATCTGCTCTTCCAGGTCTATGGTGTTTGCAGAATAGTACCCTGCCCAGCGGAATAACACCGCATTCAGGATGTCTTTTTTACTCTGGGGTATTTTGGTTACATTGCCGTATGATCCGACGTGGGACTTTGCAATTTCCAGGAAGGCTTTTATTTTCTTGCCGCCGTCAACGGTCTCCCCGGGTTGCACCAAGGTGTCCTGGAACTTCTTGCCGGACATCAGCATATACAGAAGTACATTATCTTCAAAGATAATATCCTCTGGCCGATTGCTTTCAATATAATTGTCAGTGATGACTTCTAGTTGGTCTTCAAGAGCCATTGTTTTAATCTCCTATCTTTCAGCCGAGGGCCTCCAGATCTGCCAGAGTCTTCTGTTTCAGTTCTGCTGCTGACAGTTTCTTATTCCCGCGACCTATATTTTTTGAACTTGTGCCTGGGTTCTGCAGGACCTTGTTCGTCCTCTCTGCCCCCTGGGCTATCCTTTCCGTTTCCTGCTGTTCTTTTGCTGCTGCTTGTGCCTGTTGTGCCTTAAGTGCAAAATATGCTGAAAAATCATCGTGCATGCCCGGGAGCGTCTTCTTTACTTCATTTAGCGCTCCTGTTTTCTGGAGCTCAATGAAATCCGGGTTGGTTTCCAAGAATTTTTCTTGCGTAGCCTGCTGTTGCTGTTGAGCTGACATTTCCTGGTATTTTGAGATAGCAGATTGCGTTGCCTTCTCTGCTGTAAGCTCACTCACTTTTGCCAGAGCTTCACCGATACTGAGGTCTCCTTCTTCTACAGAGTTCTGCAGTTCCTGTATCTGGCTTTGGTAATCAACCGTCTCTTCTTGCTCCTGTTCTTCATCCTCGTTGTCCGGTTGAGTCATTTTCTCTAACAGCTTGGAGTTCATTTCTTTCAAA